CTGCTCGAGGAGATCCGGACACCCCGCGACCGGCTCGCGCTCTACTGCCTGCTGATCCGCGGCGTGCGGCGCAACGAGCTAGCCGGCATCCAGTTCCGCCACTTCGACACCGAACGCAAACAGCTCGTCGTGTTCGGCAAGGGCCAAAAGGAACGGATCCTGCCGCTGCCGCCGCTGATGCTCGCCGAGCTCAAGCTGGCGCTCAGCGCCGACCTGCCGCACGTCGGACGGCCACCCGAACCCGACGACTACCTCGTCTATCCGACCGACCGTCGCGCATGCGGCAAGGGCTCCGAAGGCCAGATCCAGTGGCGCCTAAGCGGGCGCCCCAAAGACAGAGCCTCAGGCAAGGTCGTCCACGTCTGGTGGTATCACCAGCTCCAGGCCGCCGGCCTCGTCGGCCAAGGCGTCACCTCAGGGCTCAACATGCACCAGGCACGGCACGCATTCGCGATCGAGCTCCGCCGCGTCGCCGGCATCGAAGGCGCCAGCCAAGCGCTCGGTCACACCGACCTTTCCACCACGCTCGGCGTCTACGGCCACCAGGACCAGAAGGATCTCGAGCGAGCGATGGAGCTCTACAACCAGTGGCTGGCAGACGGGAACCTGTAACGAATGTCACGCCAAGTGTTCCCCCCGAAAACCGAGCCCGAACTACGTGATTACCAGGGATTTAGTGGAGACGGCGGGAATCGAACCCGCGGAAGGTTCCCGCCGAACGTCGATCCGCTCGAGATCCCGTGCTCGTTCTGTCTCGCGGCGCCAGGTGAATACTGCCGCAGCGTTCTTGAGCCGCGGGAGATGGCGGGCGTTCACGCCGTCCGCCAGCTCGATGCCGACGCCCGAACGAGGGTCGCGTCGTGATGGGCGTGATCGCCGCCCTGGTCGCCGCGGTCGCGCTGCAGTTCGCGCCCAGCCAGCATCACGCGCTCGCGTCCTGGTTCTACGACGCCGGCGCGACCGCATCGGGACGCCACTACCGCTACGGGTACGCCAGCCTCATGTTCGAGTCACGATGGGGACACCGCGTCCGGTTCTGCCACCGCGGCCGGTGCGCTGTCGGCCGGCTCGAGGACCACGGCCCGTACATCATCGGCCGGTCGTTCGATCTGAACCCGGCGTTGCGTGACAGGCTGCGCTGCGGCGGCCTGTGCTGGCTGCGCTGGTCGGAGATCCCATGAATGTCACGACCCCCGGCAACCTGGTCGTCACGTTCCTGGTCCCCCAGTCGTGGTGCGTCGCCGTCGTCGCCGTGAGGCCACGATGATGCGGGACCTGGCCGTCATCGCCGCGGCGTGCCTGGTCGGGATCGTGGCCGGCTACGCGCTCGTTGTCTGGCTGATCTTCACGATCCTGATCGTGGGGTCCTGATGGGCCGAAGTGAGCGTCCGAGCGACGACCTGCGTGCGGAGCGCCTGCGAATCCACCGCGAGTTGCAACTGCTGCGTGCGGCTGCTTGGCAGCCCCGGCGCGGTACGGCCAAAGGCGGCGGTATCGCCCGTAAACGAGCGTGGGTCAAGGAGCGGGCGCGGAAGCTCGACCAGAGCGAACGTAAACCTCCGAGTCGGGAGCGATCCTGATGGGCCAGTCAGGACTTCCAGGCAAGGCTCCTGGAACGGGGTCGGGAGCGGACACTCCCGACCCCACCCACCTGGGCCAGAACGTAAGGTTGAGTGACGGCATCAGGGTCGAGAATGGCCGCGTCATCTGGCAGTTGGATTCCGTCGATGCCCGCGAGTTGAGCTACGTCCTTGATCAGCGTCAGGGTTGGGGCGCTGACGCGCGGCGGCTCTTTGAGGCTGCCGACGAAGCGGAGGCCGCAAATGCCTGACCTGGGCCTAAGCGTGGCACGGATTCGCTTCAAGGACGGCAAGCAGCGACACGTCATCGTGCGGCTAGAGCCTGTCAACGAAGGCGCGATGTACGAATACCACGACCCTGTAACTGATGAGGTTGTGGGTTGCGTGGGGCGCAACCGATTGGCCGAGTTCACGACGCCGCTGGCCGCCTGGACCGACCGCTCGCTTCGGGGGCTAAGCGTCGGTCGAACGGGGGGACAACACGATGAGTAACGGCAACTACCAGAACGGCCGGCTACCAGCATCAGCACTCGCACCCATCTACCAGGGCCAGCTCAAGACCGAGGCCGCCGCCGGCTGGAACGCCATGAACGTCGAGGCCCGCAAGCGTGGACTGCAGCTGTACCCGACCGGATCGAAGTCCTCCTATCGCACCTACGAGCAGCAGGTCGAGCTCTACAACGCCTACCTCAACGGCACCGGCAATCTCGCCGCCAAGCCAGGCACAAGCAACCACGGATGGGGCGACGCCGTCGACCTCGCCACCCAACAGATGCGCACCATCGTCGACCAGATCGGCAAGCAATACGGCTACTCGAAGTCCTGGTCCGATGCGCCCACCGAGTGGTGGCACATCGTCTACCAATCCGGCCACTACCACGGCACCGACCCAGGACCACAAGGCAAGCCAACACCCGAACCCATCACACCAGACGACAGCATCGCCACCATCCTCAAACACAACGGCGCCATCGAAGTGTTCGTGCAGAAAGCAGACACCGGCCAGGTGTTCCACACCTGGCAGAACCAGGCCAACGGCAAGTGGTACACAACCGACGGCGGCAAGAGCATCGCCTGGCAACCAATGGGCAACCCAGGGTGAACGATGACCAGCCCGACGTCAGCCCCGGCGACCGCCGCGCCCGGCTCACACTCGAGTACACCGAGCTCGGCCAACGCCAACACCACACCAGCGAAGGGTTCGCACGCATCACCGACGGGTGGATCCACTGGCTCGCCGACACCAACGACCACTGGCAGTCATGGCCGGCCCATGCTGTCGTCTGCATCGACTGGATCCCAGCAAGACAGGAGCAGGACTGATGGTCCCAAGACCCAGAGCCAAGATGGTCCCAAGACCCAGAGCCAAGAGCACAGCCAAAGGCGTCAGCCGGCTGCCCGCCTCGGCGTTCGTCTACCCGAAGACCAGGCAGTACCCCATCAACACCCGACGCCGGGCACGCGCCGCCCTGTCTCGAGCAGCACAGCCCGGCACCAGCGGCTCCTACGCCAAGGTCGCCGCCGCCGTACGCCGACGGTACCCCGGCATGGCAGTAGGCAACAGCCGACCGACCGGTGCCAGCACCAGGCGCAGCAGGTAGGGGACGGGGTGGGGTATGCCATGCCTCACACCCCCACCCCACCCCCCCAACACACACACACATCACACCACACGCGCCGTCGGCGCCACGCGCCACACGCCCCCCGGTTTTTTTGTGGCGCGCGCCCCGTTGACGCTCTCACGGGCACTTTTCTCCCCCGAACGGGCCGATTTGGCTAGCCGGTCCCCGTATGGCGCGAAGTACCGGCGTCAGCGCGCGCAGCTGCTCGACCCGCCCGTTCTCTGTGCGCACTGTCAGCGCCGCCAGGCGACCGAGGCCGATCACGATCCCCCGCTGGCGATGCACGTGCACCGTGAGGGATCGGGGTGCTGCCGGCTGATCCCGAGCTGTACTCAGTGCAACCGCGAGGGCGGCAAGATGGTCGCGCTCGGCCGGTGGCGGCCGGGTGACTCACCGGTCGTCGAGGACCTGGCGCCCGAACGCGCCGGCGTGGGCCGCAAGGATCCTCGATGGGACGTGCCGTGGCTGCGGCCGCTGCGTCGCGTGCCGCGCGACGCGACTTGGCCTCGGCTGATGACCGTTCCGCACCCCAGGGCGGTCGGGTCGCTGGGCGCGGAGTTCGTGCGCAGCGCGCAGCGCCGGTCGGGGCGGCCGTTGCGGTGGTGGCAGCGGCTGGTCGCGGTCCGGCTGCTCGAGGTCGACGATCAGGGACGGCTGGTGTGGGAGGCGGTGATCCTCACGCTGGCGAGGCAGCTGGGGAAGTCGTGGCTGCTGCGCGAGATCTGTCTCTGGCGAATGGCGCAGGGCGACAGGTTCGGCGAGCCGCAGGACATCTTGCACACCGGCCGGGATCTGACGATCTGCAAGGAGGTGCAGCGGGTCGCCCGGATCTATGCCAAGCAGCGGCCCGATGACTATCGGGTGCGGGAGGTCAACGGGCAGGAGGAGATCGAGCTGCTCGCCGACGGGTCGCGGTGGATGCTGCGAGCCAAGGAGGCGACGTACGGCTACTCGGTGTCAGGCGCACTGGTCGACGAGGCGTGGAAGGTACGGGTCTCGTCGGTCGAGGAGGGGCTGACGCCGACGATGGCCGAGCGTGAGCAGCCGCAGCTGTGGCTCGTCTCGACAGCGCACCGGATGGCCACCAGTCTGATGCTGGGCCGTCGGGCGCTCGCGCTCGAGTATCTCGAGACCGGCGAGGGTGATCTGCTGATCGAATGGTCGGCGCCTCGGGACTCAGACCTCGACGATGTCTCGGCGTGGCGGCTCGCGTCCCCTTATTGGACGAGCCGGCGTGAGCGGATGATCCGTCAGCGGCTCGACGCGGCCCGGTCGGGCGAGACCGATGATCCGGATGAGCCCGATCCGATCGAGGCGTTTCGCGCGCAGTGGCTGAACCAGTGGCCGCGGCGTAAGGCCGAGCCGGCGGGCGCGACCGAGGATCTGCTCGAGCCCGGGCTGTGGGACGAGCTGCGCGAGCCGGGAGTGTCGGGCACCGGTGAGTTGTTCGTGGCGATCGAGGACGACTACGGCCTGGGCGCCGCGGTCGCGGCCGCTCGCGTGCTCGAGGATGGACGTCTCGAGGTCGACGGGTGGCTGCGCGCCGACTGGGACTCGGCGATCGTCGACGTCGTCGAGCTCGCCGAGGGTGGTGTGCGGCAACTGGTTGTCGGCAGCTCGCTGCTTGACCGGATCCCGTCCGGCCTGCCGACACCGGTGCCTGCCGGCGGCACCGAGACGCGTAAGGCGCTCGCGGTGTTCCGGGATCTCGCCGCGGGCGGGCGGCTGGCGCACGACTCGACGACGCAGGACCTGGACATGGCGGTGTCGGTCGCGCAGGTCCGCGAAGCCCCATCCGGGCTGTTCCTCGCGGCCCGCGGGCCGACGCACTTGATCCGGGCGGTGGTGTGGGCGGTCGCTGCCGCGGACCGTCCCGCGAAGGTCCCGGCGATCTACTGACAGTGTCGTTCGCTCTGCGTACACTTGTGCGGCTATGGGGCTGATCACTCGGGCGATCCGGCCACCGGACCCGCTGCCACCCGACACCGGCGGCGACCCCGACGGGATCATCTTCGACCCGACCGAGGCTCCCCCGGCGCCGCCGCTGCCACGAAGCTTCCTGCAGCCGTGGCAGGGCTGGCCATCCGGCTGGGCTGTCCCATACGGGCAGGTGCAGGAGCTGACCGACACCGCCTGGACGTGCGTTGACCTCAACGCGTCGATCCTGTCGACGATGCCGCCGTACTTGGTGGACTCGGCGAGCTCGTTGGACGCGTCGTGGCTGATCAACCCCGACCCGCTCGTGTACTCGTCGTGGGAGGAGTTCGCCAAACAGCTCTTTTGGGACTTTCAGCTCGGCGAAGCGTTCGTGCTGTGCACCGCCCGGTACGCGACCGGGTGGCCCGCGCGGTTTCACGTCGTGCCGATCTGGGCTGTGCAGGTCGACCTGGCCGCCGGCCAGCGGACCTACACGATCGGCAGCACCGACGTCACCGGCGACATGCTCCATTTGCGCTACAAGTCGTCGGTCGATCAGGCGCACGGCATCGGGCCGTTGGAGGCCGGCGCGGGAAGCGTGATCGCGGCGCAGATGTGGAAGGACTACGCGTACGGGCTGGTCGGCTCCGGCGGCGTCCCGTCGAGCGTGCTGACGAGCCCCGAGGGGCTCACAAAGCAGCAGGCCGCCGATCTGAAGGCGCAGTGGATCGCGTCGCGGCAGAGCAGCATCGGCGAGCCCGCCGTGCTGTCGGGCGGCGTGACGTGGGAGGCGACGCAGCTGGATCCCGAGAAGATGGCGATGGCGGACTTGCAGAAGTTCTCCGAGTCGCGGATCGCGGTGATGCTGGGCGTGCCGCCGTTCCTCGTCGGGCTCCCCTCGGGCGGGGATCCGATGACGTACGCGAACGTGTCGGCGATCTTCGACTATCACTGGCGCGCCGGCCTGCGTCCGAAGGCCTCGACGGTGATGGGCGGCCTGTCGGAATGGCTGCTTCCGGCCGGCACCCGGATCGAACTGAACCGCGACAGCTACGTGCAACCCGACCCGTTGCAGCGCGCGCAGACCTGGCAGGTATACGTCAATCTCGGGGTCGTGGCCCCGGATGAGGTCCGCCGCCTGGAGCGGTTCGACGAGATGCTCGCAACGACGACTACGACCGCGATTGGAGCTGGAACATGACCGAGGATGCTCGCCCCGTCGCCGGCGAGTGGCTGTACCGCACGGCGCAACAGATCGGCGTCAACTTCTCTGAGCGGACGATCGACCTGGTCGTGATGCCCTACGACGAGGAAGCGCTGGTGCACTACAACGGGCGGATGGTGTATGAGCGGGTCGCGCCGGGGTCGTTCGACGGGATCGAGAAGCGCGCGAACCGCGTTCGTGTCAACCGCGATCATGATCTGCGGCGGACGGTCGGGCGGGCCCTGTCGTTTCACCCGGAGGATCCGCGGGGGCTGATCGCGACCGTGAAGATCAGCCGCACTCCACTCGGGGATGAGACGCTCGAGCTCGCCAACGACGAGAGTCTCGACGCGTCCGCGGGGTTCGCGCCGATGCCCGGCGGCACCCACTGGGCAGACCGCGATCACGTCCAGTACAGCCGCTGCTGGCTCGGGCATGTCGCGATGACCCCCGAGCCCGCGTATGAGGGCGCCCAGGTGCTCGCTGTGCGGTCCGCGGACGAGCCCGCGCCGCCGGCGGCGGTGAAGGTCGCGACCCCGAATCTGGACATCGTTCGCGGCTGGATTCTCGAACGGCGGTACGCGCAAATATGACCGGCCAATCGGCCGGGATCGTCACGTCGATCCCGCTGTTTCGCGCCGACGCCGACCGGGACGCGAACCCGGGCTGGACTGAAGGCGACCTCTCCTATTCCCACGAGTCGGGATACTGCTGGTTTAACGGGTCGGCGTGGGTGTCGTTCACGGTCATCACGCACGAGGCCGCGTACACCTACAACGCCGCTGTCCCGCCGCCCGCGGACGGCGAGTTTCGCGCCAACACCACCAGTCTGGATCAGGCGACCACGCTCGCGTTCGCGAACCTCGACGATCAGGGCGTCGACCAGGCCCGCCGGTTCATCTCCTACCTAGTGCGCGTGGACGTGCAGGACCTCGACAACGGCGACGCGTTCGTTCGCTATCGCGTGACCGCAGTCGCACAGCAGGGGACGTGGGCGCAATTGACGGTCGAGCACATCGTGACGGGCCCGGGCGGCTATCCGCCCGCCGGGAAAAAGGGTGGCGTGATCGCGACGCTGATCAGCGCCGCCTAGCGCGCTACAGTCCCGGGTGCGCTGAACGCCAGCCGTTGTAGACCTGCTAGGCGGGGCCGGCTGTTGAGGGGATGCGCAGACATCGCTAGCGAACCCTTGTTCGTTTTCGTCTGCCAGAAAGGAAATTCCCTCTGATGGCTTCAACCGACGCGCTACTCGCCCGCCTCCAAGGCGAGGTTGAGGAACGCACGCAGTTCATGGACGGTCTTGTCGAGGCCGCCGAGAAGGACAAGCGTGATCTAAACGAGCAGGAGATGACCCTGCTCACCCGGACCAGGGAGCGGATCACGAAGATCAACGAGCAGATCGAACCGCTGCAGCTCGCGGCGCAGATCGCGGTCGACAGCAGGCGGCGGACCGCGGAGATCGCGGAGCAGTTCGAGAAGGCCCGCGACCCCGAGGCCGCCAAGAAGCTCGAGTACCGGTCCGCCGGCGCGTACATCCTCGAGCGGTGGAAGGCCGGGCTCGGAGACAAGGGCGCTGAGGCGCGAATCGACCTGTATCACCGCGCGGCGGCGCACCAGACCACCACGGACAATCCGGGGTTGATCCCCGAGCCGATCATCGGGCCGGTCGTCAATTTCATTGACGGTTCCCGGCCGTTGGTGTCGACGCTCGGTGCCCGGCAGCTGCCGTCCAGTCAATGGTCGCGGCCGAGGGTCACTCAGCACACTCAGACAGGCCCGCAGGCGGGCGAGAAAACCGAGCTCGTCAGCCGCAAGATGATCGTCGGCAGCGTCCCGGTCACCGCGAAGACGTATGGCGGGTACGTGAACGTCAGCCGCCAGAACGTCGACTGGTCACAGCCGGCGGTAATGGACCTGATCATCAACGACCTGGCGGCGCAGTACGCGATCGAGACTGAGTCGGTGGCATGCGCGGACTTTGCGACGGCCGCGACCGCCGGGCCGGTGCTGCCGACCGGGACACCGACGTCTGACGAGGTGCTCGGCGCCCTTTGGGCTGCGGCGGCTTCGGTGCTCGCCGCCACCGCCGGCCAGGGGCGGCTGTTCGCCGCGGCGCCGCCGCAGATGATGGGGCTGCTCGGCCCGTTGTTCCCGCCGGTCAACCCGCAGAACGCGTCCAGCGCCGGATTCACGGTCGGATCTCTGGGACCGGGTGTCGCCGGCGCGATCGCCGGGATCCCGATCGTCGTCACCAACGGGCTGGCGAACAACACGATCTTGGTGCTGTCGTCCGCGGCCGCCGAGGTCTACGAGGACCGGATCGGGAGCCTGCAGGTCGTCGAGCCGTCGGTGCTCGGTGTGCAGGTCGCGTACGCCGGCTATTTCGCGGATCTTCCGCTGGAGCCGGCGGGGATCGTGAAGGTCACCAAGACGCCATGACCGATCGCCTCGACGCACCCAACCAGCAGGTCGTCAGAGCTGATGGCTCCGGACCATCGCAGGAGGGCTCGGGCGCCACGACGGCGCCCGAGTCCACCGCCGGCGATGACCTGGACGCGATGACCAAGGACGAGCTGCTCGCCTACGCGCAACAGCACGGCGTCGACGTCGACGCCGGGTCGCGTAAGGACGACATTCGCCAGGCGATCAAGGACGCCGCCTAACGCCGATGGCGTACACGACCGTCGACGACCTCGCGGCGAAGCTCAAGATCCGCGTCACGCCGGATAACGAGCCGATGCTGCAGGCGTGCGTTGACGCCGCCGCGCAGGAGATCGACCACTACACCGACCGCTTGAGCGGATCGCCGATTGATCCGGATGATCCGCTCGCGGGCCAGGTCAACCTGGTCCGCGCGGTCGAGTGGTGGAAGGCCAGCGACGCCGCGTTCGGGGTGATCGGGTTCGCCGATACGGGCGCGCTGCAGGCCCCCAAGAACGCATTCGCCAGGCATGCGCTGGCGTTGACGCCGTTGCGGGAGCAGTGGGGCGTCGCGTGAGCACCGCGACCTTGATTCCGCTGACGGGCCTGCGCGCGGCCGCGGGCGCGGTTCTGGAGTCCGAGGACGTCTATGCGCCGCCGGTGATCGTCGACGTGGTCGACAGTCTCACCCCGCCGGCGTACATGCTCGTCTGGTCTGATCCGTGGCTCGAGGTCGGGCCGGGCGGTCCGGTGATGGGCCCCTGCTTGTGGACCGCGAACCTCCAGGTCCTGTGTGTCGCCTCGAGGCTGGAGCCGGGGCCGGGGATCGAGACGCTCGAGAACATGGTCTCGGTCGCCCTGGACAAGTTTCGCCAGGACGTCTATCCGTGGCCGCCGGGGATCGTCGGCGCGCCGCGCGTGTTCGACATCGCCGGGATCTCGTATCTCGGCGCGCGGATCAACTACGCCGTACCCACCACCGTCTGAAGGAGGACAAGTTGTCTGTCACCACCCCGGAGCCGATGCCGCTGATCCTCACCAACGCCGGGCTGAAGCTCAACGACACCGAGCTCGCGTGCGTCGTGAACCACATCGAGTTGAGCCCGGATACCAGCGTGACGACGTTGGACACGATGTGCGGGTCAAAGGACTATCCCGGCACCGTGAAATGGTCGCTCGTCGCGACGCTCTACCAGTCGTTTGATCCCGGCGCAACCGAGGATGTCCTCAGCGCCATCATGGCCGCCTACCGCGCCGACGGGACGCTGCCGACCTACGAGGTCGTCGGCTACCGCGACCGTCCGGTCGGCGCTGATAATCCGTCGTGGTCCGGTGAGGCGGTCCCGAAGGACTACAGCCCGATCAACGGGGACGCCGGCGACGCCAGCCAGATCGAGCTTGAATGGTCACTGACCGCCGAGCCGACCAAGAGCACCACGGCGCCGTGACCGACCAGCAGGTCGACGTCAAGATCTACGGCACCCGCGAGCTCGCGTCCGGGTCACGCCGCCTGTTCGAGAACATCGGCACCGCCGCTGACCGCGAGTTCCGCACCACCGCCGACCAGGTCGCGAGCCTCGTCCGCGGCCGCGTCCCACGGCTCACCGGCCGGCTCGCGAGCAGCGTAGTCGGCGAGCCCGTCGGCGAATCCGGGAGCACCATGGTCGGGATGGGCGAAGGATTGCTGTACGCCGGCTGGATCGAGTTCGGCGGCGGACACGGCCGCGCGTACATCGACTCCGGGCGGTATCTGACCCCCGTCGCGACCAACGCCGGACCGCTGCTCAAACGCGCCGGTGAGACCGCCGCCAACAACGAGATCCGGAGGATGCTATGGCCGACCCCGACCGAGTTGTGAACCTCCCGCGCAGCCTTCCCGACCAGATCCGCGTCGCGCAGGACTTCACCCCCAACGAGCTCCGGGCGCTCAAACAGGAGACCGGCCGCGACCTCTCAGAGCTGCTCGGCGGCGACCCCGAGGACATGGACAAGGCCCCCGACCGCATCCAGTCCCTGGTGTGGATCGCGTTGCGCCGCGCCGGCTATGAGTGCACTTGGATCGAGGCGGGTGACGTGCGGCCCGACATGACCGAGATGGTCGTGGACCCTACGAAGCTCGTCAGCTAAAGGCCCTGGTCCGGTTCTGCCGGTTTTGGAACATGCACCCCCGCGACGTAGACCGGCTCTACCCCGACGAGTACGCCGCGATGATCGACTACGCGATCAGTGAGCAGCGCGCCGAGCAGCGCGCGATTCGTGACGCGAAACGAAAGGCGCGCTAAGTGGCCGGCAACCCGCGCGTCGTCGTTGACTTCATCGCGAACACCAAGTCGCTCAACGACGGGTTCAAGTCGGCGTCCGCCGGCACGGAAGGGTTCGGCTCGCGGGTCAAGGGGCTCGCGAAAGCCGGGGTCGTCGCCGCCGGCGCCGCTGGGCTCGCGGCGCTGACCGGCACCCTGAAGGTCGGGATCAGCGAGTTCGCGGACGCCGCGAAGGTCAGCGCGCAAACCGAGGCGGTGCTCAAGTCGACCGGCGGCGCCGCCGGGGTGACCGCCAAGCAGGTCGAGCGTCTCGCGACCTCGATCATGATGAAAACCGGGATTGACGACGAGGCCGTGCAGTCCGGCGAGAACCTGCTACTGACGTTCCGCAATATCCAGAACCAGGCGGGGCGAGGCAACGACATTTTCACTCGCGCCACACGGATCATGACTGACATGTCAGTGGCGCTCGGGCAGGACACAAAAAGCTCGGCGATCCAGCTAGGTAAGGCGCTCAACGATCCGATCCGGGGGATCACTGCGCTGCGGCGCGTGGGTGTCAGTTTCACTGACGCGCAACAGAAGCAGATCAAGTCGATGCAGGACTCCGGGAACATCATGGGCGCTCAAAAGGTGATCCTGGCGGAGCTGACCAAAGAGTTCGGCGGCTCAGCAGCCGCCGCCGGCAAGACGCTGCCGGGGCAGCTGAACATTCTCAAAGAGTCGTTCAAGAACCTGGCGGGGGAGATCGTCGGCGCCCTGGCGCCGGCGTTCGCAGCGGTCACCAAGTTCTTTGTCGAGCACCCCGGACTGGCGAAGACGCTGACGATCGCGATCCTGGGGCTCGCGGCCGCGATGGTCGTCCTGAACGCCGCGCTGGCGGTGAGCGCGGCGATCACCGCGCCGTACATGCTGCTGATCCTCGGGATCGCCGCCGCCGTGGCCGGGCTGATCGCCGTCGCGATCCTGTTGGCCAAGAACTGGGACAAGGTCACCGCCGTCCTATCCGCGGGATTCAACGCGATCAAACAGGCCGCCTCGGCGGTGTTCGGATGGCTGAAAGCGAACTGGCCGTTGCTGCTCGGGATCTTGACCGGCCCGATCGGGCTGGCGGTCGCGATGGTCATCCGGCACTGGAGCACGATCACCAACGCGACCACCGCCGCGTGGAACGCGATCAGGGGCGCTACCTCGGCGGCGTGGACGTGGATCAAGAACACCGTCTCCAACGTGGCCGGCGCGGTCGCCGGCGCGGTCTCGAACGCATGGAACACGCTGCGCAGCGTCACCGTCTCGGTGTTCACCGCGATCAAAAACAAGGTCAGCGACGTCGTCGGGGACGTCAAGAGCGCCTTGAGCAGCCTCGCGTCATGGGTATCGGGGTTCGCGCACGGCGCGTTGAACACGGCGGTGAACGCCGCGAAAGCCGTGTTCTCGAAGATCGTCGACGGCGCCAAGGACGCGCTCGCCGGGGTCAAAAGCGCGCTGGACGGGATCGTGAACTTCATCGACGGGATCGTCGGGCGGATCGGCGCCGCCGCCTCCAGTGTCGCGAACGCGATCAAACGACCGATCAACGCGGTGATAAGCGCCTGGAACGGCCTGGCGATCCCGCGCGTGGCGATCAACCTTCCATCGGTCAAGGTGTTCGGCCACAAGATCGGCGGCGGGTCGTTCGGGTTCGGGCCGATCTCGTTCCCCGACATCCCCCTGCTCGCCGCCGGCGGCGTCGTCGACCAGCCGACACTGGCGCTGATCGGCGAGGCCGGCCGCGAGATCGTCACCCCCGAGTCCCTGCTGCGGGAGATCGTCGGACAGCAGAGCGTGCAGGTCCGCGTGTTCATCGGCGACACCGAGCTGACCGACATGATCCGCACCGAGATCATCGACTCAAACACCGGGATCGCCCGCACCCTGTTGGCGGGAGCGGCGTGATGTTCACCGCCCAGGTCGAACCCCAGTATCAGAACGTCCGGCTCGACTACGAGACCCCGGACGCCGCCGCCACGGTCACGTTCACCCGCGCCGGCCCGTCCGGCGTCGCCGCCACCGTCCGCGGCTGGGCGGGCACGCCGGTCACTCCGGAGGTGCAGGTCACCGCCCGCGACTACGAGGCGCCGATCGGCGTGCCGATCACCTACACGGTTGACTGCCGCGACGGCAACGGCGCCGAGCTCGACACCCAGACGCTGACGATCACGATCCCGTCCGGCGGCTGCTCGGACACGTGGCTGAACGACCTCGCGCGAGTCGGGAACACGCTGAACGTCGTGCTCGAGCAGATCCCCGAGCTGGACTACCCGGTCCCCAACAGCGTGCATGAGGTGATAACCCGCCGCGCGCCGATCGTCACATCCGATATCGCACACACACCCAGCCTCGAGGTGTCAATCCTCACCGAGAGCGACGACGAACGCCAGCGCGCCCGCGCGCTCTTGGGTAACGGCGTGCCGGTCCTGTTGCGCACGCCGCCCGAGGACGGGATCGGGAACATGTACCTGTCGGTCCTGGAGTTCAAAGAGCAGCGGATCGTCAGCCTCGGCACGGTCACCGACCGCCGGTTCGTCATCTCCTGCAGACAGGTATCGCGCCCGGACCCGGACCTGTACGCGCCACTGACCGCCGTGCTCTACCAGGACGTCCGCGCCGCCTACGCCACGTATCAGGAGCTCCGCGCCGACCGCGCCACATACGACGCGCTCCTGTACGGCTGGACGGGTGTCGCGCCGTCGGACATCGTCCCCTGGCCCCCCAACGACGTATGAGACCGGTATCCGACCAGTTCCTCGAGCTCGTCCGCCAGTCGCACGTGATCGCCGCCAGCTGCGAGCTGATCTTCCCCGGCAGCACAGGCGACCCCGTCCCGGTTCCGGTGCAGGACGGCAACGTCCGGATCGACCGCACCGCGGAGAACCGCCGCGCCGGCACCGTCCAGATCCCCTGGTCACTGAAAGCCGGCGAAGACCTCGGCGTCGACCTCCGGTCCCTGTCGCTCGGCGGCTATGCGATCGTGAGCCGCGGGATCCGGTACGCCGACGGGTCAACCGAGCTCGTCGGGCTCGGCCGGCTGCGGGTCGAGAGCGTCAGCTGGGACACACTCGACGCCTCAGCGAGCCTCGAGCTCGCCGACCGGATGGCCCAGGTCAGAGACGAGCCGTTCACCGCCCCATACAGCGCCGCTGGTAAGACGCACTGGCAGGCCGCCGTCGAGATCGTCCAGGGCGTGTTCGGCAGCTCGATCGCCTACCACACGCCATACAAGCCCACTGATGTGATCGTCGACGCCGTCTACTCCGACCAGCGCTCAGACGCGCTCTCCGATCTCGCGCAGTCAGTCAACGCCGAGCTGTACTTCGACGCCAACGGCGATTTCGTGTTCGACCAGGCGCCCGCTGACAACGCGCCCGTCGTGTGGACCGTCGACGCCGGCGCGACCGGCGTGATGGTCAACGCCCAGGAAAACCAGGACCGCACCGGCATCTACAACGGCGTCCTCGTCGTCGGCCAACCGGACGCGACCCAGCCGCCGATCACCGGCCTGGCCACGTACAGCGACCCGAGCAGCCCGATCCGGTGGGGCGGCCCGTTCGGAAAGGTCGCGCTGATCGCGCAATCCACAACGGTGCAGACCGTAGAACAGGCATCCCAGACCGCACGAGGGCTCCTGGCGCTGCGTCTCAAGCAGACACGCAACGTGAACCTCACCTCGGCCCCGAATCCGGCTCTGGAGGCCGGAGACACGATCCAGATCCTGTTTCCCGACGGCCGCTCAGAAACGCATCTCGTCGACGCCGTTACCACTGATCTGGGGACCAGCGCGCAGCAGATCGTCACCCGCATGCACGTCACCCCAACGATCGGCGCGACCCCGCTGCGCGACCAGCTGTTCTACGGCCACCAGGCGTGGCAGGAGCTCGCCGCATGACCACCGTCCCGGTCACCCGATCACTCACAGCTGTGCTGCGCGGCGCGCTCAACAACGCCCCGGCGGTCAGGCTCGTGGTCGCCGAGTTCGACACCCCGGATCCCAGCAACGCCTACTGCAACGTGATCCTGCAAGGCCAGACGATCCGGGTGCCGATGCTGCACGGCGTCACCGACACGCCCGGCCAGGCCGCCTACCTGCTCGTCACCAAGGACTTCATTCTCTGCATCGGGAGCGTCACACCATGAGCCAGAACACGCCGAACCTCGGGCTGCCCTACCCGGAGCTGACCGACACCGCCGACGTTCCGCGCGACATCAAAGCGCTCGCGGACAAGCTCGACGCGCTCCTCGGCGGCGGCGGCAACGGCGGCGGCGGCGGTGGTGGCACGATCCCGCTGCAGGCCGCGCCGGTCCTCGACGTCGGCCTGGCCGGTCAGGTTCGCGCCGGTCGGCAACTGTCGGGCGCTGACTTCACCGGCTTGGGCCTGTCCGCCCCGCTCGGACTGTGGAACCTCTCCGATCTCACCAACCAGGGATCCGACGGGCGGCCCCTGGTCAATCTCGGCTCGGTCCCGTTCGGCGTCGGGATCAACGGGGTCGCGACCAGCTGCGCCGTGTTCGCCGGCTCGACGGGCCAGGCGCTGTACATCGCCGACTCGGGCGCCGCGGACCCGTTCCGGATCAGAACCGGCTCCTGGGGCTGCTGGTTTCGCACCGCCAAACGCGGCGCGCTGCAGCGCCCGCTGGCACGGTTCTCGGGCACCGCCGGCCAATACGGCTACGGGATCGGCACAAACAATCTGCAGAACACCGTCGCCGCCGACATTTCACTCGACGGGACGAGCACCATCACCGCCACGAGCGTCAGTGACGTCTGCGACGACCGCTGGCACTTCGCCGTCGGCACCTTCGACGGCGCCGTGTTGTGCTGCTACGTCGACGGGACGCTCGAGACCGCGGTGACCGGCAGCGGACTCATCTTCCCCGGTGCTGCGCCCGTCAACATCGGCGCCTACGGCGCCAGCGGCGCGACCGCCGGCGTAAACCCCCACTACGGACGCGTCGACGAAGCATTCATCACCGCCGACGTCCTCACCGACGAACAGGTCATGCTGCTCTACGCCTCAAGGCTCGCGCACACGCTCGGCACCATCCCCAGCACCGCCCGGCTCAAAGTGCACCGCCGCCGCAAGGGCAGCAGCTGGGCCGTCACCGACTTCATCAACCAGCCCGTCCGACTGCACAACTTCACCGCCGGGGCGCTCACCGACCAGGGCACCGGCGCCGTCGCGCTCACCAACAACGGCACCGCTCTCCCAACCGCCGGTGCTGACGGCACGCCCGGCAACGCGTACAACTTCACCGGCAGCGCACAACAGTCACTCTCAGCCACCGACGCCGGGCTGCCCGGCGGGCTCACTGCACGCTCCTACGGCTGCTGGTTCAAAACCAGCAACCCGGTCGCCGCCGGCGTGGTCACCTGGGGGACCGTGCCGACCGCCGACGCGCGGCTGCTCGTCGGCTTCCCAACCGCCGGATACGTCGCCGCGACCAGCGGCGGCGACGCGATCACCGGACCCTATGCCGCCGACGGCCAATGGCACCTGGCGGTCGTCGTCGAAGACAACACCGCCGGCGACGGCGTCAGACGCAAACTGTATGTCGACGGCCGGCTCGTCGGGGGATCCACCGTGATGAACGCGATCACGCTCGCCGGCGCAAACCGGCTCCGGATCGGCTCAAACCAAGACAACAGCAGCTGGTTCACCGGGCAGATCGACGGCGTATTCGTCTGCGCCTACGCGGTCAGCCAGGCCGAGATCCTCGGCCTGTACGCCAAAGGCAGCCAAGACGCCGGCGGCAGCCCCAAAAACGCCGGCGACCACGTCGAACGCGTCGACGCCACCACCCTCCTATGGGTCGCCGACACGCTCCCATCACAGCACACCATCGACCTCGGAGTCGTCGCGTGAGAACACAACAGCAGGACACGCCAGCGCGCACGCGCACCATAACCGGCACCGTCACAGGCGCCGCCGTCATCTCATACGGCACCGGGTTCGTGGTGACCACCACCGCAACCGGCGTCTACGTGCTGCGGTTCCGTCCGCGGCTGCGCGCCGTCCTATCACTCGTCGTAACCCTGCAAAACGGGGGATTCTGGATCGTCAACAACGCCAACGTTCCGGGCGGCGATGACTTCACGATCAACACCTACAGCACGGCCGCGGCCGCGCAAAACCAGCCGTTCACGTTCACCGCAACAGGAATCGCCGCATGAGCACCACCGACGAACACGACCCCACCGACCAGGAAACCGCGATCTACCAGGCGCTTAACGACGGCGACCACGACACGATCGACGAGCTGCGCCAGGCCGCCATTGAAGCCGGTCCCGAGGAGCTCGAGCAGTTCCAGGCCGACTATCAGAACGCCTACGACCACTACCAGTCAGACCACGAGACACCCCAGGATCAGCGCGAGCAGCAAACCCAGGAGCAGGTGCAATCCGAGAACGAGAGCGCGGAGGCGTGAATGAACACCAAGCAGGGCGCCTGGGTGATCGCGCTCATTCTCGCGATCGCGCTCGGAACCGCGATCAACATGTTCACGATCGCGATCCTCTACGAAGCGATCTTCCGCACCGGGAGCTCCGGAGTGTCAGAGAACGCGACACAGATCCTGACCGGCTGGGGCGGCGGGATCGTCGGGATCATCGGCGCGTATGTCGGCTACCGCGTCGGCGCGTCACAGAACGGTTCACCCCCAACGGATGGAGTGCCGCCCAATGAGTGACATTCGCATGGCCGACGTGTCCGAATGGCAGTCAAACGTCGACGCGCCCGCCTACCTGAACGCCGGTCACAAGTGCATCATCGCCCGCGCCTACAGCGGCTACCGGGCCGACAAGACGTTCCCCGGCCGCCGCGACTACCTGCGCAAATACGCGTTCACCGGGATCGGCTACTACTGCTACCTGGCGTCCGATGTCGACCCCAAAACGCAGGCGAACGGGTTCATCAACGCCGTCGGTCAGCTGAAGGACAACGAGTGGGCGATCCTCGACGTCGAGGAAGGCTCCGGCAGTCAGACCAGCCGCGCGCAGGCATGGTTCGATGTCGTCGACAAGTGGGCCGGCTTTCAGTCGATGCTGTACGCGTCGCTGTACTTCTTCCGTGACCAGCTCTCGGGCGTGGGGCACTGGGGTTCGCGCCCGATCTGGATCGCCGCCTACAGCTCGAGCGAGCCGTCTGATCATCACGATCTGTGGCAGTTCTCAGACAGCTACCACTTCGACGGGATCGGCTCGTGTGACGGGAACCTCGCGCACAAGACCGCCGATGATTTCATCAAACAAGTGCGCGGCGGCCAGGCACCAACACCATCACCCACCCCAGAACCAATAACGGAGGAAGACATGATCGCCGCAGTGGTCAAGAAGAACGGCGCGCTCGAGGTGTTCGTCGAAAAGGACGACGGGCGCGTCTACCACACCTGGCAGCAAGCCGAAAACGGCAAGTGGTACTCCGCCGACGGCGGAAAGACGATCGGCTGGCAGGCGATGGGCAAGCCCGGCGGCTAACTACCGGTCGCGGACGATCCGCCAAGGACCCCAGCGAGTCACGACATACAACTGCACGCTGCGCCTCCCCGGGGCGACCCATGAGCACGTGAAGCTCCGCGACGTCCCGTTGTAGCGCTGACGGAAATGGCGGTGGGTGCGTTGCTCATGGCGGCTGTAGTAGCCGTTGACGCAGTACACGCTTCCGCCGCGGACACGATGCACGTACCGGGCCGCCTGCTTGTCGGTGCGATACGGGCCCGCCGGCAGCGCCGCCGCGACCGCGGGCACGGCAACGGTCGCGAGGACCGCGAGGGTGGTGAGTGTGGCGAGGCGTCTCATGCGTCCTTCCTATTCGTTATCGGCAACTCCGCGTCGAGCTTTACGCGCTGCTGACACGCCCGATGAGATGTTCGGCCCCACACCTAACGTCCCGTGGCCGGGGGCGAGGAGGAGAACGTGCTCACCGAGCGCGAAGGACTGATCGCCGCCGCCGTTTCGCTGCGTCTGGTCATGAGTCTGTTGACGAGTCCGAATCCGCTTCATGATCGTCTGGATTGGTGGAGCGAAAACCTGCTTCGCGAAGCCGACGGAGAGCCTCCTCCCTCGCCGACTCATCTTCGCCTGGTCGACTAAACCCGACGATCGCGTCGACCGATTCCTCGGTAAACCAGCGCTCGGGCATGCGCAGGATGTCGACGAGTGTCCGTAACCGGACAGGCGTTAGGGGCAACTCGCCTCGCTCGGTGCGACCAGCATCGGTCTTTCCTAATCCCTCGTCGGTCAGAAGTCTTTGGAGGTCCACCGATCGAAGGCCCCGGAGCACGCGGGCGGCGTGTATTCGGCGTTTGCGCTCGTCCTTCGGGAGTTGCTGATGGTTTGGAGGCATTCCTTGTTCCAGGAATACCGCTCTGAGCCTTCACGTGCGTCAAAGGGTCTGCAAATGACTTAGAACCCATCGAAATGATTTGACATGCATGCAAACAACTTCTAAGCTATCTGCATGGCTTCCAACCGACTTGCAGGACGTCGAATCCACCAGCACCGCGTGCGGCTCGGATTGAGTCCCGAGCAATACGGCGTCCTGATCGGCGTCTCTGGCATGACCGTCCGCCGAGTCGAGGCCGGCTACACCCCGTTCCGCTCGACCCAGCTGAAGTTCGCCAAGGACCTTGGGGTCGAGGTAGACACGATCTTCCCGCTCAGCCTCGACCGAAGGGATGTCGCCGCATGAATCTCAAGGCTGAG